ACACTGTTCGTTTCAGAAAGGCAAATGGATTTGATGGGTTTACAAGCACTGTTCTTCAGAATAGTTCAGGTTATTCGATCACAGTTACAGACACTGACACCTACACGTTTACGGCGTCGTCCGGCACAGCCACCACGGGTGGTCAGCGCGGGGGAGGTGAGAATGCGACTGTCGGGCCGGTGACCTTGGAGGCATAAATGGCGTATACATTCGCACAGTTAAAAACAGCCATACAAGAGTATACAGATAATACTGAAACTACTTTTGTGTCGAACCTTGATGACTTCATTCGTGCCGCCGAGGACCGACTGTTTTACCTCGTTGATCTAGAATATTTCCGTAAGAATGCTACGAGTGCTGTTTCGCAAAACGATCCTTTTTTAGCCTTGCCGACAGACTTTCTGGCTTCTTTTTCTCTGTCTATCACGAACGGCAGCAATAAAGAATTCTTACTGCAAAAGGATGTTAACTTCATTCAGGAGTTTAATCCTAACTCCGCGACTACAGGAACGCCTCGATACTATGCTCGTTTTGACGTTGATAATATGATTTTGGGTCCGACGCCGGACAGCAACTATGTTTGTGAGTTTCATTACTTCTACAGACCAGCATCATTGACTGCTGGAGCAGATAGCGGCACAACCTGGTTGAGCACCAACGCTCCTAACGCCCTGCTTTACGGATCGCTATACGAAGCGTATATTTACATGAAAGGTGAACCCGACATAATTCAGCTTTACGAAAAACAGTTTGCTGAAGCGGTGAGCCGCTTTAAAGATCTTGGAGAAGCTAGAGAAAATAGCGACTCTTATCGTAGGGGCTTGCCAGACCGCCCCCGTACATAAGGAGTAGAAACGATGGCAACAGCAAATGCAGCAACCAGTTTTTTGGAGAATAGGCTTCTTAGCTATATTTTCAAAAATGACGCCGCATCTTTTAGTTCACCGGGCGATAACATTTTCGTTGGGCTAGCGACAGCGGTGAGCGACTTCACAGCTTCTACGGGTGAAGACGCAGCCGGTCCAACAATCAGCGAGGCGGACTACACAAATTACGCAAGGCAGCAAGTTGCGGCTTCCGGCTGGACCCTGACCGCTGACACAGCGGATACACAGACCTGCACAAACGCTGCCAATATAGACTTTCCCGCAGCAGGAACCACTACTGCCGACACGATTACTCATGTGTTCATAGCGACTCATGTTAGTGCTAGTTTAGATACGCTGGGGTCTGGTGGTAACGTCTTGTTTATTGGAGCCTTAGACGCAAGTAAAACGATTGATGATGGCGACATCTTCCGCATTAATGCAGGAAATCTAACTATCGAGTTGAAGTAAGATGGCTATCACGACGGCTATGTGTAACAGCTTCAAGAAAGAACTCTTGGAGGAAGGTCACAATCTTGCCAGCGATACTATAAAGGTCGCGCTGATAAAGACCAGTGAGTCTGGGACTTATAACGCGACCACAACGAACTATTCAAACATAACGGACAATAGCGATGAAGCGTCTGGCTCAAACTATTCCGCCGGGGGAGAAACTTTAGGAACGGCCACTGTTACTTTAGATCAAACTGGCAATCGTGCGTATGTGGATTTCCCAGATCGAACATTTTCAAATGTGACTACATCGGCACAGGGCTGTCTTATCTACAACTCAACAAACGGTAATAAAGCTATAGCTGTTATAGCTTTTGGTGGGTCTGGCGTTTCAGCTTCGGCTGGCGACCTTACAATTCAGTTTCCAGCAGTAGGGACAAATGGTGCTAACGCTATAATCCGTATCGAATAGATGGAGATATTCAATGGCACTTGTTCTGAAGGACAGAGTTAAAGAAACCACCACCACCACAGGCACAGGCACATATACTTTAGGCGGTGCCGCTACGGGGTTCGAGTCATTTGCAGCAGTGGGTAATGGAAACACCACGTACTACTGTTGCACAGACGGCACGAACTTCGAGATCGGTATCGGTACGTATACTGCGTCGGGTACAACCCTATCGCGATCCGATGCGAATGTTTTGCAGTCTAGCAACAGTGACAATCGTGTTGACTGGGGTGCTGGGACAAAAGATATCTTTATCACCCAGCCAGCCGACAAGGCTGTGTTCCTAAACAGCAGTGATCACCTAGAAACAGATGGCGGTGTGATTGCCTTAAAGAACGGCGGCTCACGTTCAGAACTACGCCTCTATTGCGAAAGTGGTAACGCGCATTACTCTTCCCTAAAAGCTGCAACCCATGCGGATTTACAAAGTGCGGGGAGTGATGCAACATTAGTGCTACCCGCCGTATCAGGCACTCTGCTTGGAACTAACAACGCAGACGATCCTGCGGAAGTGTCTAGTAGCGCAGAGGTCGATCATGTTTTAGTTGCTGACGGTAATGTTCTTAAAAGATCAACCGTTGGTAATCTTGGTATAAGTGGTGGCGGTGGTGGTGGCAACGCAGATACAGTGGACAACTACCACGTTTCTGTTGTGACATCCCTCCCCGGTAGTCCAGATTCCAACACCATTTATTTTGTGACGGGGTAATCAGCAATGTATCCGAAACCACAAGGGTATGAATATTCGACGGAACCTCTTCCCGCCGTAGTGATAGTTTGTAAAGATGAAAACGGTGAAGAAGAAGTTGTAGTCATAGAAAATTGTTTTGACTCCAGCGGACCTACTTGGGATATGGGCGCTGTTTGTGCGGCTTGCGAAGACGCGTATAAAGAATGGCTAAGTAAAAGATAATGGCGACTTATTGGTTAGACCCGTTTCTTGAAGCGACTACACAGGGTAATGGTACTACAGATACCAGCACTCAAGATGGCTCATACGCTGCACCTTTTTCACTCTTAAACTTCCGCGAGACTGGTTCAAGTACTTTGACGACTACAATCAACGGCACCACTCTTTCTGACGGTGACGAGGTTAGATTCAAGGGTCTGCCGTTTGCTACTTTATTTGAAAGTAAGGGGAATGTTTATCATAGCGGAGGTGCCTATAATGATATTGATGGACACCTACAGCCTATAACAGGAAACAGTAGCTTTGATGCTACTATTTCCACTACTAAATCCAGTCTTTTTGCTTTTCAAAATAGTGATATATCCACTTACCTTCCCGGTTGGGCACATCCTTTGTGGATCGCCGCTTATTACACAAGCGATAGCTCGAACTTGTATACCCTTCTCTCCCCGTTCTTATGGCCTGTTCTAGATGAACAATTAGGTTACAACCATCATGGCAGCACGGGTATGGAGCTATTTAGACTAAAGGATACCTACGCTAATCCTATAGATTTAGGCAGCAGTTATTACTACTGGTTTTCTACTACTAACAAAGTAAAGTTAAGCGCAGGGTGGACAAGCACAACTGCTCAAGATGGCTACAGTATTTTTGAAGCGCATAACAGTGCCAACTATAGATATCTTAATATAGCTAGGGCGAACAGTGCTAAAACTCAATTTGACCTAGAGCGTTGTGTTATATGTCACGCATCAAGGCAAAATGCTGGCAATTACAATGAAATATATTTTGACGGTTTTCGAATTCTCAGAGGAGAACAGACAGATCATGTGTTCTTTTCTTGCGCCAGTGCTAATGATCGCGGGTTTTTAGTATACGCAGCCGACGATTATACCACCGTTGGCGCGGGCAACAACACAACTATATATCCTTGCTTTTTTGGTTCTGGAAGGCAGAGATATAATCATGCTACGTTTCATCATCAGACTACGGCTAAAACGTATGTAGAAACTGTCAAAAACCTAATTATTCAACCAAAGCTCCAAACTACTGGTCTTCGTGATACAGTTACACTGAATATTGGAAATTTTTACGGTACGTCCTCCGACGATAATGATGGTAAAAACAGAGTCCTGTATTCAAATTCACCCGAAGCTGGAGCAACCATAACTTATCTCCAAGATAGCATTTACTTTTTGACACGGGACGCAAGCTCGGGTGGACCTATAGCACTGCAAACAGACCCACTAGCGCTTCAAAACGAGGTGTATCAGTCTGGTTTAAAAAAACCCGGAATTGCACCTCTAGGCAATCTTACTGCTACAACTAGTGCTACCTCGGAATATGGACCGAATGATGCTGGCTCTATTGTTGATGCCGCTTATCTTGGTTTAACGAGAGACGTAAGCGCCAACAACACTTGGTTTACGCCCACTCTTGCTAGAGAGGGGTTGCTACCCATTAGATACGGGTCACTAGAAAAACTAACCTGCAATTCAAATAATTATAGAACCACGGCCCATAATATCGCATTAAGCACAGCGACCGCTTTAGGTGCGACTGATGCTCCTCAGTACATGATCTGGAGCGCGGAGCATAATGATTACGATGGCAATCCTTTATCACTCATAGGTGATCCTTACACGGCTGGGAACAGCTATGGTGTTCTTCTGTATAACGACGTAGTCAACAGTCAGAGTTCCCTTGTGGCACAGTGGTCAGGAACTACCGGCGGCGCGTCTAGCAATGCGTACATACCACTAGACCTTCCCGTCCCAAGTTATAATGCTGGAAGTGATAATTTAAGAGTTACAGTGTCTGCTGCTTATTCTAATGGTGGCAGTGGCGGTCAAGAAAAAATTAGGCTACAAGCACATCATAGAGATTCTACTCAAACTAATAAATTTCGTTTTTACGATTCGAGCGCGGATACGACGATATCTTCAAGCGATGCGTCGTCCCCTACCACCGCTACGCTCAACTTGACTAACGTGCCGACAAGTGGGCAAGACAACATAACAAATGTTATCGTTGGCATTAAGTTACAATTTGCATCCAACACTAACATTCAAAAGTTTTATATAACCAATGCTGCGATAGAGACGTACTAAAATGCCGGTATCAAGGGTAAGCGGATTAGGGTTTTACGACACCCGCACGGTTACTGGATTCGGTTTTG